TGCAAGGTGAGTAGTTGCCATAAACTTATGAGGTGTAAAGGTAACAGCTGAGATTGTATTTTGGTTTGTAGTAGGTACGTTAGTTCCATCTGCAATACCTGTTGCAAATGTGCCTGACTTAAACTGTGCTACATCTCCGTCTGTATCTTCATCAGCTACTGGTACTCTAAAGTTCTTGGCATCCACTGCAATTTTTTCTAACATAGGAGCAATAATTAGTTGCTGTTCCATTTCAGTATAGATGTTTGAAGAGAAGTTAGATAAGAATTGATCAACTGCAGTTACAGCTTTCATTCTAGCACCATACTTAGTATCAAATACGTCGCGTTTATTCATGCACTTACTTAGTAAATAAGCATTAGCCATTTCTTTCTCAGAGAACTGAGAGGTATTACGGCTTGATTCTTGATAAGTCATTTTTGACTCAGATAAAGATTTAATCTGATCCTTAAATGTTGAGATCTGTGCCTTAAGTTCTGCTACGTCAGCAGACTCTTTAGGTGTGTAGTCAGTCTCTCTTCTGTCTTGAGCGTCAGCCTCTTTCATGATTGCTTCACCAGTTTTCTCCACTAGTTTAGCAACTTCTGGCTCGGACACTGTTGCTTGTACAACTGGTTGCTCTTCAGCTTTAGTTGCTTCGGCTTTCGTGATCTCTTTCGCAGCACCTTGTGATGCAGAAGTAAGATCTATAGGAGTCTCGATTTCCTGGTTTGCCATTTTGGTTTCCTCCTTGTGGGAATTTTCGTGAAGCTCAGAGGTTTCGCTCTTATTTTCTTCACCTTTTGAATTTTTAATGTTGTTAACGTCAACATCTAACGTATTATCACAACTATTTCCTTCAGCGTCAACCTCTAAAAATTTAAAAGTTGGCGATTGGTCAGTTGCAACTTTCGTCACTTTGTAGGTCTTTCCGTTTAACTCAACAGTCGCACCATTTTTAACCAATTCTGGTTCTTCTTCTAAAAGATTGATAAATGGGATTTCTGCGTTAGGATCTCTCATAACTAGCTCCTCTTCATCATCTTCGTCTTCTTTTTCAGCAACATCGTCAGTTTTTTCATCAGAAATAACTTCTTCATTTTTGCTTTCAGGTACCTCAGCACTTGTAGAAGTGGATACCATTTCTTCTGAAGGACTCAAAGGTCTTTCATCAGAATCTTCTTCATTAGCTTCAATGGGAGTATCATGTACTGCCACAGCGCTAACTGTGATATTGTGTTTATGTCCTTCTGCTTCTTGTAATTCACCGTTAATCACTTTATGAGAGTGATTTTGCATGTGAGAAGCATAAGTAGTAATACCATCACCTTTTTCATCTACTTCAAGTGTATGATAATGACCATCAGCCATATCAGTTATACCTGCTTTGATGTGTGCTTTAGTTTGTTCTTTATCCTCAAACTGCTCAAGAAATGATTTTCTTTCACTATCTGATTCAAAACTTTTACTAATGCTAAATAACGAATCTTGATTGCATGGTACACTAACAACACTAATCTCTAATAACTCGACATCAGTGATCATCATTGTATCATCTTCACGATTGTATTTACCGTCTTTAACTTTAAAACCAACGCTGAAACTTTTTAAGGCTCCATCCTTGATAAGGGTCTGTACCCCGTGATTCTTCTCAGCAGCTTCACTTACGGATGCTTCAACAAAAATACCTTTTTTATCAACTTGTATTTTATTTACATTACCGATACAATGGTCATGTTTATGTTGATAGAGAAGTACAGGATTACGTCTAAAGTTATCTACACCTTTAGCCCATGCATCAGCGGTAATAATATCACCTGCACGGTCTTTAGCAGTAGTATTTGCGTAACCAGCAATTTTAATTGACTTAGTCTTTTTGTTCATAGACTTAGCATCGAAATTACTGTTTAAATAAAACTTTTTATCGTTCATCTACTGTTTCCTCCTTTGGATTGTCAGACTCTTCCTCGGGAGGCCTGCCCCCTTGTGTAGCGTCAGTTGCGCTACCTGTAATATTTTGTGGTACCCTAATCCCATCTTCGCCCTCGATCTTAGGTAACCTTAAACCTTTTCTAGCTTCATTCGGTGTCATAATGCCTGTGTTTACTAGCTGTGCATAATAAGTAGACTCTGTTCTCATCTCTGGTCTTAGAGCTGGTATGGTCATTTTATCAGGTCTTATCTCAACACCACCATTGAAAAAATGTTTGAAAGCACTACAGAACTGGTTAAGAATTGGTAATATAGTATGCTGATAAAATAACTTTTGGTTAGCATCTATGTTAGCATTGTTTCCAGACTTAAGGAGTACGTAAGGAACTCCTATTGCCTTAGCAATATCTTGTTGGATTCTTTCAACACTGTTTTCAAAATCTAGTTCATCAAATTTCACATTTGAGAATTGATCTATCTTTAATCCTCCATCCAGTATAGCTGGATTTCTGGCGTTGTCAAAAATAGTTGTGTAGGAATTTCTCCAGCTCTCTAAAAGTCGTTCTTTTACTCTTTTACTTAAAATACTATCTGTTGTTAAGACAAAACCTGGAACAGCGTTGTTTTTGAAAAATTGTCTTTGGAAATTGATAAGATAAAAGTATACCTCTAAAAGACGTTTAATTGACTTAAGTTTACTAGTTCCTCTAAATATGCTTAATTCATTCTCATTCATAATATGGATTATTTCATGAGGTTCGAAAACTATTGCTTCACTTTTTGTAGTAGTCTTATTAAAATTATAAAAATCTTGAGATTGCTGGTTTGATATAAGGTAGTTGTATTGTTTTACAAACATTTTCTCGTCTGGTACAACCTCAACATCATTTGCTGGTAATAAATATAAATCATTTCTGTCATAGTAAAAGAACACGTTACCGTCTAAAAAGAAATCAAGAAAAGCTCTTCTAAATAGTCTAGCTCTATCCTCAAAAGGATTAGGTCTCTCGTTAAGTAACTTATTAATTTTTTTACTAGGGGAACCACCTTCTACAATAAGTGGAAGCTCTGTCAAAGCATTGATACACATCTCTATTGATCTATTTACAATCTCTACTTCTCGGTAGGCTTGTTCAAAATCATGAGTATTCTCAGGACTTGCATATGGTTCTAAAGAAGCAATAGAAGGTTGAGCAGGGTTTAACTTTTCAGATAACCACTCTCTCCATCTAGGAACTTGTTTTATTTGGTTAGTTGCCATTCTTTTCCTTTTGAATATCTAGCCAGTTCTTAATTTTTGGTGCTAAATAATTCGCATACCTTTGTCCATAAACTGTGTGTAATCTGACGTGATGATTTTTACATAGTGTGTATAAATTCTTATTTGATAACTTATCTTTTTCATCATTAGCAAAATCTTCTCTTACTTGATTAATGATTTCAACTGTATCAACTTTTTTAATTTTATTAGTAGTACACCATTTGTCAAATAGCTCACTTAGACCGTATAGGTGATGTAGCTCTAATGATTCTTTGGTACCACACACGTAACACTCGTCACGAAGTTTGTAATCTTTTTTAATAAAATCTCTAATGTATTTTATTGGAAATCTTTTTAATGAAGTCATAATACCTTACTTTATTATCTTATGTCCAACCTATTTTTTTAAAGTTTTCCAAGACCTGCCATCTAAGTTTATAATGTTCACTTTGCATGTTTAAACCTACTTCATGCTCTGGTAGATTAAGAAACTCACCCCTAATAGTTGGTAATGACTTTAAATTAAATTTTCTTTTTATAAGATAACTAACTATAATATCGTCTCCTCTTCTAGGAAAACCATACTCTAGTAATTCTTCTTTAATCGCATTTAATGAGCTTTGTTTTATACAAATTACACAACCCACTAAAAAATCTACTTCTGCTTTATCATTCCAAACTCTTTCTAGCCCAAAATAATTTGTACTTTTATTAACACCATTATAGCCAAAAATCCCATTCATGTGAACACAATTCTTAATTAATTTTTGAATCGTTCTAGGATTTACAACTATATCATCATCAAGTATAACTTTATAAGGCTCATCGTAGTCAAAGCATCTAATCCAACGATCCATACAAAATTTATTAGTATCATTATTAATTACATCTGCATTTGAATTAGTATATGTGTGTCCTGGTAGATTATTAATAACAGTGATAGGATAATATTTGTGGAGAGCTTTTACTATACTATTTACGTTACCCCACCTTTTGTAGCAAAGCACTATAATTCTA